TCCAAAACTGCGTAGAGCAGGGATGTACCCCAACTCACGTGCCTGGTCTCTAAATTCATTTGAACTGATAATATCTAAATCCAATCGGGCATCATAATTAGCCGGATGGTCAACCAGAGAAATCTCTGCGAGCTCATAATCATTGATGAGCCACCCACCATCTTCCATCATGTCGATGTCTTCATACTTGATAAGGATGCCTACGCTCAGTGCCTGGAGTAACCCGTTCTCTACCTCAAATACGGCTTGCGGGTCAATCACTTTTATCTCAACTTCGTTCCATTCCATCCCATCTTCTTTACCTATACGCATAACTTTGCCTACTGGCTTGGGCTGGTGCATATACCTTATATTGCCCCACTGTTTGTACTTGGGGACCGCCCGTTCTGTAGCGGATCTGGAGATAACATCTCCAACTTCGTCTTTGTTATCCGATGTAAAGAGTCCCTTAATCAAAAGTGAGTCGTCTTTTGCACGGTCTCCTGCTTTCGTTACAGGAATCCCAATTACCTTCCGTCTAACCTGTGAAGTCATTAGTTTGATGCTCCTTTATTGGCCGCCTCAATGAGGGTACCTGACAATTTCTTGCCATAAACCTTTTCCAGGTCTTTCCGATCCACCCGCAAAACCATATCGCAGGTAATCATCTGTTCCCCACCACCAACAATAACGGGGCTTTCCCATCTGGCAGACTGCCAACGTTCATACATCGTGGCAAGGTCTCCACTTTCAAGATAAATGTCCATAGAGGTATCATTCTTACTGACCCCTCGCCTGGGGATTATCTTCACCATGTCTCTGCTCATACTTCCAGTTCTGTAAATCATGTCTATCTACTCCAATCACATTCCTGATAAATTTGTTAGTTTTTCTGCGATTTAGGCAGACTTCCCTCACTTACAAGGTGCAGTACCCGCTTCGCATGTGCATAGGACATTGCGTCAACTAATTGGTAAACAGCTTTCACAATAGGGTCCGATGTGTACCATGACTTGACAAAGCCGCATTCAGGACAGGTAATAACAAGGTTTGGACCCCTGGTAATGATCTGTTCCGGCGGGACAGCAGGTTTCAACTCTCCCCCTAAGACATTACCAAGCACTCTCCCACAATCAATACATAACCACTCTGTTTTATTCACCATCTAAGGTCCTCTCAATCTCACTGAATATATTTTTTATTTCATCCAAAGTGCCTGCATTATCCAAACCTGCCTGTATTGCATCATGGAGGTAGTCTGGGATCTCGTTGCACTTGAAATTGCATACTGGTTTGTTTCTCTTGAGCCTGTTCATGGCATAAGTTCGCCACTGGCGCAGCTCCCCGATCAGAGAATTGCGAAGCTCTTCGTCATGCTGGTCTCCCCTTGGTGGGTCCTGGTCATCCAGAGTAGGCTCACCAGTCTGTGCAGGTGCATCCGGTTCATCTTCCATTCCTTCAGGAGGGCTGCCTGGCCGGCCTGCTGGAGTTTCCACGTGAAAACTATCACCGCCTGAGTAAGGAGCTTTGCCCAATTCATAGCGCACCTCATTCGGATTGAGCACGCTCATGTCGATGTAGCGCATGTGTACAGTAGCTTTCTCAACTGCATTGAGGAAGTCGGGATTGTGGAACTTGAACGCCCACCCGTAGACCCCGAACTCACGGACATGCAACTGCTCATAGAGCCCCTGTTCCACAATACGGAATAGAGGGATCATCGTGGTTTCATGGAATTCCCTGCGAGATTCCCGCAAGTTAGCGGAAGATAAAGCTGATGTAAGGCCTAATTTAGATCCTGCAACACCTGCTACTGCCAGTACCTCATCCCGAACATCGTGCCTGGACTCCTGGTAAGGAAGGTCGCTTGGCATCTTACTGAGTTCCTTGATGTCCAGGTCGCCCTGAACAGCTATCGGGCTCTTACCCATGTTGCGTGGGCCCCTGTAGCGTTCTTCCAGGGCCTTGACGAAATTCTCAAAGGCTTCATCGGATATGTCAGAAGGCAGGATGTAGAACGCCTCAGGCTTGTCCCTATTCTTTATGTATTCCCTGGCGCCCAACTGCAGATACAGATCAATCGGCAGCGAATATTCAGACAGCGATTCAATGTCGGTGCCCCCTGACGGATAACCTTTCCAATCAGGAGTGGTAATAAAAATAATATCCCTGGGGTTGTTGAATTTAACCTTTATGGAGGGATTATCTGTAGGGTACTGGATGAACGCAGGTGTTTTGAAGTACCCGCTGCTGTCCACATTTGGACACACATACCCGTGAAGAAAATCAAGACCAATTGGTTGACCGGAACTGTTACGGACAATATAGAAAGCTGCCTGCCCGAAGTAGCGCAGGTACATGACAGCAATCATCAGCTTGTAAGCAAAGGAATAGTAGTCCTTTACATTGGTCCATTCCCTATTGGGCATGTTATACACATTGAGAAGTTTCTTTCTCTGCCGTTCCGTAGCCTGATCTCCGAAGTCGGTATCCTTCCCAAGGTACCACCACGCACCAATCGAGCTTCTTCCGATAACGCTCATAGCAGCACGGATATATCCGTGAACATGAATGGTATCCATAAGAGCCCAGAAATGCTCAAAGCGGGTTATGTCATCTGAAACCTCAGTGATGTACTCACTTGACAGGGCTTTCGAGCGTCCTACCTTTGATTTAGCCGATTTACTTCCAATCTTATAGATCATAAAGATACACGTCTCCATATACTTCAATCATTTTTGTAAGGAAAATGCTTGTAGTAAATAGGACAATTGTTCCAGTATTTGCCAACTATTCGAAAAATGAACCAATTATGTGTTATTATAATTAATTCATGGATAATACCATTTATAAATACGGGGATATAAAAGGATATATTATGACCATAGATGGCAGAACAGGAAACAAGCAGAAGGACGTGACAGAAGCAATCGTCATCAGAGAAGCGGTGCAGCGCCTTGACATAAGAAAGCAGGCAATCATCGGGCTGCGGGCGTATGGATACACCCAACAGGCAGTCGCAGAACTCCTGTCAATTTCAAGGTACACAGTTTGGATGGATGAGAAGAAAGCATTGATCCTGCTAAGGAGCAATGTTTAGTAAACAACATGGGGGAATATATGAGCAGATCACATAAGTGCCTTGTGTGCGGCAAGGTAATCACCTGGAGATTCGCAATCTGTGCGGATTGTGAGAAAGTCCACGGCAGCAAGCCTGAAGGATGGCCGGAGTGGCTGCAGTTCCTGTGGCGGGACGAACAGAGGCTGCGCCGGCGGCAGAAGAAAATAATTAGATATGAAACCAGCTTTTCGTTCCTGCCCTACGGGGCACTCAACGGAGAGTTCAACGAGGAAGACGAGTGTGGCTAATAATAATTCCATCGTCAGGATAGAAAATGCCAATGATATTGAATGGCCCAAGATCGTTGACCAGATCGTTGAGAGCATGGGGGATTGCCTTCCTGAGGATGTTATCAGGGCGACGGAGCTGCTCCTGGCTGGATACCCTACACACGAAGTAGCCAAAGAACTGCACACATCATCCAAACAGATCAAGATCTGGTTGAATAAGTATCCCTCTATGGCTATGGCTATTGCCAACGGCAGGAAGCTGCTCACCAAGTGGCGCCTTGCCAAACTCGAACAGCAGTTTGTAAAGGCAATTGACAAATCGGAAGAGCTGCTGGAACTTGACTTTAATAATAAAGAAGTCAACCAGAAACTGGTGGCCACCGTAGGCCAGCATGCCCGCTATATCATCGGACTGTTTGCAGGCCAGAAAATTGACATCAATATCAACCTGCGTGAGGATGAGTCTGTACTCAATGCACAGCAGGATGCCCTGGCCTACATCGCCAACCAGGTCAGTAAGAACCGCAGAGAGTCCGAGCCGATTGAGGCTGAGTATGAGGTTGTACCAGTCAATAACCATAAGACACCCCTTCTCAGTCCAAGCGGAGAGCCGCCCTTTGGGATGATTGGTATGCTGGATAATACGGAAAACGGGGTCTTGTGCCACGTGTGCGGTAAGCGATCCAAGATCCTGCCGATGCACATATCCACAGAGCACGGAATCAATGCCAGGGAATATGAACTGATCTACATGCTTGAAGAGGGGTCAGTTACGAAAAGAGGGTAGTGTGAGCACATCATTAGAGATCGCCAATGC